GGTGCTTTTGAAGATTTTTTCGGAGCAGGCTTTTCATCCTCTTCTTCTTCATCCTCATCTTCTTCATCCTCATCTTCTTCATCCTCATCTTCATCTTCATCGTCTTCAACGACAGGCTTTTTTGAAGATTTCTTTGGAGCGGGTTTTTCATCTTCTTCATCGTCTTCATCATCCTCATCGTCATCTTCTTCAACTACTTTTTTTGAAGATTTTTTAACAGGTGTGGCTGATTTTTTTGAAGATTTTTTAACAGGTTTTTCATCTTCGTCATCGTCATCATCGTCTGAATCTTCATATTGAGCCTTAACGTTTTCTACAATGTCTTCCCATCTATCATCTTCAAAAATTCCAAAGTCCTCTTGTTCATCAAAAATTCTTAAACATTCAAGTGCTTTTTCAAAATCTTTTAAACCATAAACATTATTATAGATTTCTGTAAGTGGTTTAGCATCTCCCCATTTTAAGATTTCTTCATCCTCAACTTCAATAGGTTTTTTACCTTTCTGGCAAGAATAGTAGTCTTCACCTTTTTTCTTGTTAGGTTTTGATAAATATTTTACAAGTAAAGGATAACCCTCACCTGTAAATGTATCTACAGTTTCAACAGGTTCATCATCTTCTTCAATAAAGTTAATTTTATTGATTTCATCACGAACAGTTTTTTTGAAAGGAATGATTCCAAATTCTCTCTTATCTCCAGTAATTTTCAAAGCATAAGCAACCCAATCAATAGATGGAGCAATTCCACCGCCATAAGTATCGTTAATTTTTTTCAAGCCTTTATCATCACCTTTAAGTAATTTATTAGCAAGTTTACGATATTCATCTACAATATCCATTTTTGTTCCACCGTGATGGATAGAATCAAAAACAGTTGTTTTTCCAAAATCGCCATCTTCTTTTTCAACAGGCAACCAATATCTTTTTCTTAATTTAAAAAAGTTTGAACCTGACTCGTGAGATGGAAAAAATCTCAATCTAATAGTTTTACCATCTTCAAAATCAAGATAGTCTCCACCTGTTTTATATCCGATTGAATCATCATCAACCTGATTTAGTTTCTTAACCTCAGCTAATTGAGGTGCATTTTTCTTCATGAGTTTTTTTAGTTCTTCAACTCTTGAATTGCCTTTGGTTTCTTTTGCCATGACTTAATTTTTAGTTATTAATCTTCTTTTTTGTTATTCTTTATTTTATAATAAACGTTGTTAAGTTGTTTTTGAATTAACTCCTCATCAATGTCTCCTGTTCTTAAAGTAAGAGAAAGTTTATTCAACTTTTCACTCTTGTCTTTAGCCGCAATATAAATAGACATTATGTAATCTTTTTGCTTTTCGATTTCATAATAATCTTTTTGATATTTCTGGTATATCTTATTAGCAATCAAACCCTCTTCAACCTCATTAACAGTAGCCTTTTTACCATCTGAAGCAAAGTTTTCTCTGACTTGATTTCTTATTTTAGCCTCACGAATTTTAAAATTCATTTTGCCTAATCTTAATTCTGATTCCATATCAGCATTTAAAATACCAATCTTATTTAAAATAACTGGAAAAGTTATAAGTTCTGCTATCAAGTTACCATAGTCAATTTTCAAAAGTCTGTCTATATCAACATTCTCTTTAAAATCTTCAATTGTAAACTTAACCAATTTATCTCCAATATTGAATACTAATTTAGCCATTATTTTGTAAAATTTTCTTCAACCTCTTTAGTTGAAATGTTAGACAATTTTTCATTTGCTTCAATCATTCTATTCAAATAATCTTTAGCCTTATACAAATCTGTAAGATTGTTAGATTTTGTACTGCCTGGTCTTTTAAATCGGTTCAAATACCTTTTAACATTTTCAGCACACCACGTGTCCCCACTTTCTTTACTAATTCTATAATTTTCAGCAATCTGGTCAAATTCCTTTTCGCCATATTTGGCTCTGTTTGACTCTTCAAGTTTATCAACTAATTCACTCATAAAAGTTTAAATTTTTAATTTCTTCTAAAACATCTAAATTAACCTTGAAACCTAAATCTAATTTTTTTATAGTTTCAATACAATCGTCACATGCGATTTTAATACTTTGAATACAAAATTCTCTTTGTTTATCAACCCCTTTATTTCCAAGTTTAATTTCTTTCACTAAATAAAAATACATAGAAAACCAATCTGAAACTTTTACTATTTTAGATACATAATCAGGAAAATCTTTTAACAATAATTCTCTGAACATTTTATCTGAATTGGATTGAGAATTGAATTTATTTTTTATTTTGTAATTTAAAAATTCGTCAATACAATTTCTTATTTCTACACCATTGAATGAATTGTACTTGAATGGATTAAGAACATCACCTGTAAACATCTCGTCAAAATCATGAAATAATGCAAAAGAAACTATTTTTAATTTTATTGAATCATCATCAAACATTTCCTCAGCTATGACTCTACTTAACCAAGCTACTATGTAAGAATGATGAGCAACAGTTTCATCTTTTATCCTACTTACTCCATTCCATCTAACCATATTATTTATTTGGTCGAACTCAGGGTCATTTAAAAACTTTCTAAAAATTTCCATAATTTATATTTCTATTATTTTTGTATTTTCATCTCCTAAAAATATGTTTCTATTTCTCCAAGTATCGTATTTTATTTCACCTGATATAGCAAACATATTTTTATTTACTTTTAATTCTTGTAATTTTTTTTGAATAGCTGGTTTACCCCAAACGTCATTCCAAAGTTGAATTAAAACTACGGAATTATTATGCTCTAAAGAAATTGTAGCATATTCACCTCTTTTTGAATCCTTTTCTTTTAAATGCATGATTCTGCCAGCTATGATTGTTTTTCTAAAACTCTTATCTTCAAAAACAAAATCGTTTATTAAATCACCATCTAAATATTGTTTTTCAACATTTTTTAAAGGCAACCATTTTCTAACTACAAGTGCTTTATAGTTTATATCTCCAAAACCTGTCAACTCCTTTTGTTTAACTCTCCAAAACCAATTTTTGTTTTTGAATGTTGAATTTTCAATATCTTCAGGAATTGATTCATTTCTTGATTCTAAAAATGTTTTCAATAATAAATATCTATGTTTCGCTTGAGGCTTTCCATCTATATTAATTTTTTCAGATGATATCCTATCAAAAGCACCTGCCGATATTAAACATTGTACAGTTTTTTTATTTACTTTTGCTTTAGGAACTCTATTTAAAAAATCTTCAAGACTAAAAAATTCACCATTTAATCTTTCATCTAAAATAACTCTAACTGCTACTTCACCAACATATTTTATTTTAGTTAATGACCAATAAATTCTTTTTTCTTCAATATCTGATGTGAAGTTTATGTCCGACTTATTTATATCAGGTTCAGTAACTCTGATTCCATCATTAATTCTTTTTATCTCAGAAATTCTATTTGGTATTTGCTCGTTTTCATCGGCAAAGTTTAAAGATGCTGTCCAAAATTCTAATGGATAATTTACCTTTAACCATTGACTCCAATAACCCATTAAAGAATAAGCGGCAGCGTGTGACCTGTTGAAACCATAACTACTAAAGGCATTTAATTTATCCCAAACTTTGTTTGCCTCTTTTTCAACATCTTTTTTAAATCCCTTTTCAATTAAAACTTTAGAATATCCATCAATAAACTTTTCATGAAATTTAGCAAGTGCCACTTTATCAAACTTCTTCATATAAGTTCTAACTTGGTCTGCTTCAGATAAAGTCAAACCTCCAACCACCATCGCTTGCATTACTTGTTCTTGATAGATATATAAACCTTGAGTGTTTTTCAAAACCTCTTCCATTCCTAAATCAAAAACTGCTTTTTTCTTACCTCTTCTGTATTCTACAAAATCGTTATGAGCATCTGAGTCCATTGGGCCAGGTCTGAATAAAGCATTCATAGAAATTAAATCTTCAATTGCTTTCGGTTTTACTCTGAATGAATAGGTCTTTAAACCAGCTGTTCCAAATTGAAAAACATCTTCATTCCAACCTTTAGAAAAATATTCAAATACAACTTTGTCTTTTGTAGGTATATCATTTAAATCTAAAATAGTATTATGATTTTTATGAATCAAATCTATCATATATCTAAATTTATCAAGCTGAGCAATTCCCAATATGTCTTCTTTTAAAAATCCTGCTCTATCAATATATTTACCCTCCCATTCAGATACAATTTGCCCATCAATTAATTTAACAGGCATCCAATCATAAACTTCCATCGGATTACCATCTTCATCTTCTTTCGGTACAATAACTACAGCTGATGGGTGTATTGATTTTGAACGTGGTTGACCTAATGGTGCTTTTATTATTTCGCAAATATCTATATTATCTTGAACAAAATTCTTTAAATCTTCAGATTTTAATGAATTTGTGAAAATGTCTGACCAATTATAATCAATTGAATCTGGTATAAGTTTTGTTGCAAAATTTACTTTTTTGAAATCAATTCCTTTTGCTCTACCAAAATCTTTTATTGCTGATTTTGTTTTTAATCTGGTATAAGTTCCGATTGAACAAACGTTATGTACATTAAATCTTTTTTCAATATATCTTTTAACATCTTGTCTTCTTTTGCCTTCAAAGTCGATATCAATATCAGGCAATGAATCGGCAGACTTTGCTCTTTCACCTGAAACCCTCGTTTTATTCAAGAAACGTTCAAATAATAAATCGTATTGTATAGGGTCAATTTCAATTATTCCTAACATATAAGCGACTAATGAACCTCCAGCTGAACCCCTGCCTGGTCCAACTAAAATATTCTCACTTTTTGCCCAATTAACTACATCCCACAATATTAAGAAATAATCTGATAAGTCAGCACCTAAAATTACATCATTTTCCTCTTGTATTCTTTCAATGTATTTATTTATAGTTTTTTCATCTTTGAATTTATTCAAAACTTTTTGCTCAAATCCCTTTTCAATCAAATCATGATAAAATTGTATTTTATTTTTGACTTTATATTTTGGAAGTTTATGATTACCAATATCTATTTTAAAATTACATTTCTCAGATAATTCAAATGTATTTTCAATTGATTGAAAAAATAAATCTAATGAATCATCACTAACAAATAATCCAATATTTTTTTCTATTATATCATCAATGCTTTTGAAATATTGTTCATTTGAAGATGGTATTGTTTTTCTGTCTATTTTATTAAGAATAGATTTTACTTGTGAATCAATTTTTTCTACATAATAACAATCTTCAATATAAATAGGTTTGATTAAATTAGAGTAATTTTCAAAATAATGCTTTATTCTTTTTAAATTCTCAATATCTAATGAATCATCTGAGAATTCATTTAAATCAATTTGAAAATATAAATCGGATTTTTTTATTTTAGATTTCCATAATTTTAAATCTTTTAAGAAATTTTCTTTTTTATAAATGTTATCATATAAATAACTTTCTTTGAAAAATACAAAAGATAAACCATCTGATAACTCAAGCAGTTCCTCTAATGGTATAAATTCTTTATAATCTACATTTATTGCTTTAGATATTCTTAATAAATTTTTCCAACCTAAACTATTCTTTACATACACTTTTACTTCATAAGTGTCTTGAAATTCCTTTTCAGCATTGTAATTATAAACTACAGAAATTGTTTCACCTAAAATACTTTTTATAGAATGTTTTTCACATTGTAATTGAAATGATAAAGTACCTGCCAACGTATTTCTTTCACAAATACCTAAACTGTTGTATTTAAAGTGTTTTGCCTTTTTTAACCAGCTATCAGCATCTCCACTACCATTTAATAACTCATAACCTGTATGAACTCCTAAATGACAAAAATTCAAATCATTAAAATCTGAGTTGAATTCTCCAATATTTCTAAAGTCGTTAAATCTTGGTTCAATAACATCTTCATTATATTCGTTCTTTTTTCTATTATTTACTGAACAAAAGAAATATCTATTTCCAAATTTAAAAACAACATTTTTTATTTCAGCATCTTCGTCAAGTAAATCATATTCTTCATCACTTAAAATCAATGAATAATCTTTTTGTATTATAATACCATCTTTTTCTGGTATGAAAAGTAGTTTACCAAAATTATCAATAAACAAAACTGCACCTGAAAAGGTACAGTTTATATTACTTTGTTTTATCCAAATTTTTAAATCTTTCATTATAATTTTCCAATTATGTTATTATCGGTTCTGTATTTTTCAGGTATTCTTGAAGCAAAGAAATTTAAAGCCAAAGCATATAAATCCGTATTACTGTAATCAGAAAAATCGTTTTTGATAGAATTATAATAATTAACTTTGACCAATTCATCTTTTTGTTCAAATTTATATTCATTATAAACCCAAAGAAGTCTATATGTGAATAATAAAAATTCTGAGAAAATTCCTAAATCAATTTGTTTTGAATCATCAAGTTTTACTCCACTTAAAATAGAATTTATTATTAAGTCTAAAAAGTAATCAACTTCTTGTAATTTAAGATATATACTATCTCCAGAAAATTTCATATCAATTTTAAATGGTTGAGTAAAATCATAAAGGTCAACAAAATCAGAATTTGAAAACTGTAAATTTTCATACATCTTCATAGCAATATCATTATCTAAATAAAAATGAAGACTTTGAGAATTATGAACCTGAGTTCCAAGTTCAATTCCTAAAACATTACTTATTACTTCTGTAACGAATGAAAACTGAAAAATATTTGTAGGCAACCCCCAATGTAAATCATTACTTCTATTTGATATTGTAGAATGTAGTTTATTATTTCTAATCTTTAACATTAATAAATCATTACATGGTAAGTCTTTTGAATTAGTTCCTAAATCTAATTCAGGGTTCCAAATTGAAATTACAACTCTCCTACTTTCGGCATCTTCAGACAACATTTGAATAGAATCAAAAATTTGGTCAGTTCCATCAATTAATTGATTGGCTGCGTGATTTTGTTCTTCACCTAAAGGTTTTATAACATCGAATGAAGAAACGCCATAATGCCTCATTCTAAATCCGTATGGAGCATGAAAAACTTTTCCATCATCTGAGTAGTCTTTCATTTTTGAATTAAATATTTCTAAAAATTGAACATCTTTACGACCTCTAAAAATCCAGATTGCTTCTGCTAATAAAAAGAAAATATTTACACCTCTTTCATTATTACCAACACATCTTTTATAAGGGTTGGTTAATTCGGTCTTAAAATTTAATATTTCTTTAGTATCTCCATTTCTACTATTTACAAAATCAGCATTTTCAAAAAGATATTTATTTAAAAAAGGATATGATTTTGAGAAATTTTCTGTACTTAAAGAATTGTTAATAATTTGATTTTTCATAATATATAATATTTAATTTTCGTTTATTATAATAACTTTGAAATAAAAAATGCCCTATTGTAAAATAAGGCATTTATTAATTAAATTTAGAAAATTTTTATTTTTTCTTTTTCTTGTCAGAAACTTTTGAAGATTTCTTTGGAGCTGGTTTTTCATCCTCTTCATCCTCATCTTCATCCTCTTCAACTACAGGTTTTTTTGAAGATTTTTTTGGAGTTGGTTTTACAACTTCATCCTCATCTTCTTCATCATCCTCATCTTCCTCAACGACTGGTTTTGGAGCAGATTTCTTAACAGCTTTTGCTTTCTCTTTTTGAGTTTCTTTTAGCTGCTCTTCCATTTTCTCACGATTTTTTCCTAATTTAACATCTTTGCCTTCAAGATTTTTTAAGAATGCTTCAAATGACTCTTTATTTTCTTTTAATGCGGCAACTATGTCTTCTAAAGAAATTTCAACCATAATAGGAATACCTGACCAATCTTGTTTGATTTCAAAATCTTCACCGAACATTTCAGCAAGTTTTTCATCAGTTTTGATTGCTGAAGAGTAAACTCTACCAACTACCTTATTATCAATTAATTTAGGTGAGTCAAAAGAGAAAAACACTTTTGTTGAATTTTTACCTAAATATTTTATTGATACACCTCCATTAGCAATAAAGTTGTATTCAAATTCTCCAAATTTAGATAATGCCTTTTTAAGGATATCATAAAGGGCAGCATCCTCTTTATTCTCTTTAGGATTCAAACGTTTTGAAACTTTTTTCTCAACTTTAGCAGCAGGTGCTTTTGATACTTTTTTAGTTTCTTCTTTTACAGGTTTTTTAGTTTCTTCAACTTTTGAAGATTTCTTTGGAGCTGGTGTTGGTGCTTTTGAAGATTTTTTCGGAGCAGGCTTTTCATCCTCTTCTTCTTCATCCTCATCTTCTTCATCGTCTGAGTCATCCTCATCATCGTCTTCATCCTCATCGTCTGAATCTTCAGTATCGTCATCCTCATCTTCCACTTCGTCAGCAAGTTCGTCATTTTCTGACTCTGGGTCATCTAATAACGTTGCTACGATATCATAGACATCTTCCCACGATTCACCATCGTCTTCAATACCTAATTCTACCATTAATTCAACCATTTTTTCTCTACTGTCTTCAGTAGTTTTACAACCTTTAACACCAATTTTTTCTAATTTCGATAATTGGTCTTTACTTAATTTTGCCATGACTAAAAATTTTTTAATTAATAACTATTTTTGATTTGTAATTTACATTAATAACTTTGTAAATGTATTTTATGGTTTTTCTTCAAGATATTCTCTTATTTTTAACAAACCATCATTTACAGTTTCCTTTATTTCTCTTTCTCTCTCGACTTTTGTTTTACCTTTACTAAACTTGAAAATATTTTTTATATCATAATCATGTAAAAAATATAATTTCATTATTCTTTTTTGTTTTTTATCTTCAAATAAATCCGATAAATTTTGAAAACCTACTTTTATATCAGTTCTGGATATTTCAAACATTTCCTGACTAACTTGTAGATTATACACGGTTTCTAAATCGCAAAAACTAACTTTATTTATTTCTTTTATAAAATCCCTAACTTGATTCAACATAACAGTTTTTAAATAAAATTCGATTGGCATCGGTTTCATTCTACCTGTCTTTTTGTACTCACCCCATTTTTTTGCGTAAGTCTTAATTGATAGGAATAATTTTATTCTCAATTCCTGTTTAATATCGTCCAATTCCATTCCGATATTTTTTGTATCCCAAACTTTTTTGGCATAGTAGTCTGCTAAATAAGCATATCTGTCGTAAAAAACTTCAACTTTTGTCATACTAAATAGGTTCAGAAAAAAAGATTGTTAAAAATTCATCAAGTTCTTGTAAATCGAATTTACCAATAAATTCATTATTTACTTGCACATTAGCAAATACAATCTCTCCAGACTCATCCTTTAAGTAAGTAACTGTTACGTCATCACCTTTTTTTATGGTGAATTTTTTTTCTATGACTATTTGAGTGTCACGTTCTGCTTTAAATATTCTTGGTTCCATAATAAAAATTTTTCCGTTATTAATAAAGTTCTATGGTACAAAGATATTACGAAATTTACAAAGAAAAAAATTTTTTACAATATTTTTTTAAAAAAATTTACAATATCCTTATTTTTGTGGAGAAAATTTTTTATAAAATTCTTCTTATAAAGTTTAAATCTATGTCTAAAACTTCTTTTTTGTAATCTTGTACCTTACAAGTTAAACTCTGTAAATCATATGAAACTAATTTTACACCTCTCCCAGCATATGAAAAATCTGAACCTATCCAAAAGTAGAAATATTTATCTCTTTTAGTTAGTTCTTTAGGATTTCCAAATTGGTCATAAAAATCACTTTCAATTTCTTTTAATATTTCACCATTTGTGAACATATTATCTAAACTATTCTTTTTACAAATATCTAAAATTTTATTCTCTTTATAATCAAGAATTTTTTTATATTGCTTTTTATCCTCAGATTTTGGATAAATTTTTATTCTCAATTCATACAAAAGATACTCTAATTGTAATTGTTTAAGATAGTCTAAAATAGATAAATTTCGATTGTTCATAATAACTTTACAGTTTTTTTATTGAAATCTCTTACATTTTTAAGATTTTCAAAAATTTGTCCGATTTCAAAATCATTTGAATCATTTATATCCTTTTTAAATGTATAACCTATTTCTACATTAAAAAATTTATATAATTCTAATGAAAATTTTTTCATTTCCTTGATAGCATCATAATCAAAAATAAGAATTATATTTTCAACCCCTGCTTCTAACATCTTTAATATCTGGGATTGTGAAATTTTTTTTCCAAATGTAGCAACGCATTTAATATCAGGTTCCAAATCTAATCTCAAAAAGTTATCTAAAGTTATTTTATCAATCAACCCCTCAACGAGAATCAATGTTTTTGTTCTGTTAGTAACTTTATCAAAACCATATAATAATTTTGAAAAATTAGCACCCTTATCATTTCTATATCTTAATATGAATTTCTTTTGGTCTTCAGGAATTTTTTTAGTATATCTTGATACAAATCCTTTACAACCATTCATTTCATCAATAGAAAAAATAATATAATTTTTCAAAGATGGTTTTAAATTAGTCACTCCAATAATATTATCTTCAAAATTTCTTTTTACTAATTTTCTTGTTTTCAAATAATCGTTTTCAAAAACTCTTTTAAATCCTATTGGCAATTTTCTGTTAGGTGTATCAATCTCAATTTTTTCATCTTCTTCAGAATCATAATCACCCAATAGTTTTATCCTACTTCTTTCAATACTCTTAAAATCTCCAATTAAATAAAGTTTACCAAGATAATTTAAAAGTTTAAAAATATTACCATCTTCACCACATTTTTTACAATCAAAAAGTTGAGTTATAGTATTAATATAAAAGTGGTCATCTTTACCACAAAATGGACAAGATGAAATAATATGATTTCTTGAAGCAGGTTTAAATTTTGAAAATAAGCCCAATAAGTCCTCTTTAGGTATGGTTTTCATCGTTTTTAGTCTTGTATTTTCTATTAGAGTATCTAAATATAAATCCTTTATTAAATGACTTTTTATAACCTCTACAATAAGAAGTTATGTCACTTGGACATTTTATTTTTAATTCATCAGCAGCTTCTTTTATAGAATTAAATGTTTTTATTATTTTACCATCTGAATCTAATAAATCAACTTTTACAAAATTAACTCTGAATTTAGCATTATCATTTCCAATCATTTTAATTTTCATTAAATCTTTAGTAGATTGTTTATGCTTTTTACCTTTCCAATAGTCGGTACATCCATCACCTCCAGAAGTCATATTATATCCGTTTTCAAAAGAATTAAATTTTTTAATAAATAAAATTTCTAATTTTTTCATTTTATCTATTGAATTACATCTACAAATTTTTTCTACTTTAAAATTTTCAACTCCATATTTTCTTATTGCTCTATGTAATTGACAATTACTTCCTGAATTAACTCCATTTAAATGTTGTTTAAATCTATCATTTAAATTTTGTACAGTAAGTCCTATATAAACTTTATTATTTAAAATATTAGTTATTTTGTAAATAATCATAATCAATCATTTTCCATTTCATCATTATTTACAACATATTCCAAAGTTCTGGCTTTGTCATAAAATCTTGAACGTTTGAAATTAGTTACAATAGTAATTGTTTCACCTGATGGATAGTCACGTATTTTATCTTCAAAAATTCTTATAACTGAAGCATATTCACCCTTTTCATTTTTATGTCTTTTTTCATCTATGGTTTGATTCAAAGTATAAAAATAATCAAACGCTCTAATTTTACCTTTATCTTCAGCAAGATATTCTCTGGTCATAACAAAAGATGAATCATTTTTTAAATCACTTGCTAAATTAGATGCTTGGGTTACAGTTGCTAAAACTAAATTTTCTTCCATAGCAATTTCTTTGAAATGTTGAGCAATTTTTTGTTGTCTAAAACGCTCCATACTTGGCCCATAATTTATACCATCTTCAACATCGCATAATTCTAAATAATCGACGCAAACCAAATCTATTTCTCCATAAAGTTTCTTTGCCTCTTTTATTGATTGCTTTATTCCTAAAGTAGAAACGCCACCGAATTTTTCAAATGCTTCTATAAAAATCTCACCACTCATTTTTTTCAAAGCATCGTTTATTTTTTTTCTCCTTTCTTTTTCATCACTTGATATTTGAGAAAATTTTACTTCATTATAAGGCAATCCTGACCAAGCAGCATCCATTCTTGTCATAACTTGTTTTTTAGTTCCCTCAATTTGAAAGAATAGGACATTCTTGCCTGATACGGCAGTTCTAACGGCATAGTGTATAAGTAGTTGAGATTTTCCTATACCAGACTCAGCCAAGAATAAAACCGTTTCACCTTTCTCTGGCCCACCAAAAGTATGTTCATCTAACTTATCTATAAAGAGTGGTAATTTATCATTATGATTTTCTGGGTTTCTACGTTCTTCAAATCTATCATTAAAGTCTCCAAATAATTTTTCATAAATCTTATCATGTAAAGATAAATTATTTATTTCATCTGAACCCTTTTGGAAAACTTTTATAGCCTGTTCTTGCTCCCCTCTGTTATATAAATCTCCAGACTTTTCAAAAATCTCAACATACATACTTTCTTTAATGTAAGTCTGAAGTGAGATAATCAAATCTTTAGGGTCAACATCGTCAGATGACTTTATTTCATAAATAAAATCTCTAACATCTTCATCTCTTTTTAATTCAGCTTGAATCAATCCTAATGAGGGTGGTCTATTTTTATCAAAGAATAATTGTTGACATTTTTTCCAAAACTTTTTTTCATAATCAAAAGTAAGATATGAATATTTTAAATGTTTTATTATTGTTTCAAAAACATAATCATTTTTAAATGCGCATTTGAATAATTCTAAAACGAAATTATCAGCAAGTTTATTTTCTTTCATCCTCTATTATTATTTTGTTTTTTAAATCGTATGATACCAAATCTATTCTCTCGCTATTAATAAATGTAAAGATAGTAAACACATTAGTATCATTTTCATTACAAGTTATAGTATTTTTATTCATCCAATCATTAAAATCTTTAAAATCTATTCCAAAACTTTTTACTTTATCAATTATCTTAATTTTTAAAGTTTTCCAAAAAGTTCTTTGATTATGACTTTTTATAAACATTGGCTCATCTAATAAAATTTTTTCAATTTCATCAAAGCCTATTTTTGTAATTCTAACTATCGGAACAACTCCTGAAAATCCTTTATTCTCTACACTTGAGTAAGAAACTTCAAACCATTTTTTGGTTAGAAATTTATCATATGGTAAATTCCTATCGTTTTGTTTGAATAGTATTTCTTTTTGCCTTAAAAGTTCTAATATTTTCACATTTGAAGTTCCTAATATTTTAGCAGCCTCATGAAATGATAAGTTCCTTTCAAATTTTTGTCCTTTAAACTTAAAAACATTTTCCATATTAATACCCTCTTATTTTATGAATTTTTGGATATAAAATTTTTAACTTATTTTTACAATCTGTAGAGAATTTACAAACTAAACAATTTGAACTTCTATGATTATATAAATTTGTAGTCAATAAGCAATTTTCAAAACCTATCGACTTATTAATAAACTTTGCTTTATTAAATTCTTCAGTTTGATTGATATTTATAAGTAATTCATTCCAATTTTCTTTTTTTACATCGGTTGTCGTAAAATCATTATCAGCCTTTAAATTTTTTCTGACTATGAAAGACATATGCTTTTTATTTACACTTTTATATCTTTCAACCGCTTGTTTACCAATTATCCATTCAATCTGAATAGAAACTCCCTTACCAAATTTTCCATCACGTTTATACCAATGGTTGAATTGAAAATCAAAAAATTTTTTCAAAGAAGTTTCTTGAAGAATTGGAGTTTGATTAAAGTTTTTAAATTCATTTACAAAATTATCAATCATTACTGCCCTACTATCAGTCATTTTGAAAATATAGTTTTCAATCTTTGAAACTTTCTCATAATAAAATTTATAGGTATCTACAACCAATCTTAATTCCTTTCTACTTATTGACATTTAACCAATCTTTTATAGTTTCTTCAATTTCAAATAAATCTTTGCTTTCATATATCTCAATTCTCTTTTTACCAATTTCTTGGTCATATATTTCTAATCTATTTAAACTATGTTCTGAAAAATACTTATTACCAACATCCATAATATCAATCACTATGGAGTGTTTTTTATTTTCAGTAACTCCTAACATTCTACCAAATTTTTGTATTATATTAGTTCCCTCAAGTCCTCCATCGGCAATAAAACATATTTCAACTTCTGGTAAAGTTATTCCTTTTTTGAAAATATTTGATGCAAGTAAAACGCCACCCTTTTTACTCAAAAAATTATCCTTTTCAATATTTCTTATTGACTTACTACTATCACCATCTATGAAAGTTTGACCTGATAAATCAGAAATTAATCTACCATGATATTTTGAATTGAATAATAATAATGTTTTCCAATTATTTTTCAAACATATTTGTATTACATTTAATAGAATAGCATTTCTTTTTTCATTTTCATGAATATAGAGTTTTAAAAATTCAGCATAACTTTCAGCAAGTCCGTATGCTTCAGCTTCATTTGAAATAAGAATTGCTTTATCTAAAGACAAATATCCCTCTTTTTGTAATCTTTTTTTTCTAACTTCATAACAAATATCTCCAAAAAATCCTTTTACTTTTAATGAAGACATTATATCCATTTGCTTGAAAGGTGTAGCTGATAAACCTAAAACAAAATCAACATTTTTACATTTCTTATATACATTTATTCTTGTATCACTTGAATTATCTTGAATTTCATCAACACATAAAAATTTTACAGAACAAAGATATTTATTTAATTCTCTTATTAGTTTTAAATTTTTCTTTTTTCCATAGAAAATTGAAGTCAAAGTTTGAGCCATTGCTATGGTAACTGTTTTCAATTCTATTTTATCTGAATTAATCTTACCAATCTCAGATTCATCTATATTTAAGAATTTAGAAAATTCAGTAACAGTTTGAGAAAATAAGTCAATACTATCTACAATAAAAAGACTTTTAAAATCTGGATGTCTTTCATTTATTTGTATAACACATTGGCTGGAAATAAAAGTTTTACCTCCACGTGTTGGAACAATTATAATTCCTATATTATCTTCAAAAAAGGAATAAACAGCCTCATTTTGATAATCTCTTTCATCAAACCCCTCTAAAATTTTGATTTTGATTTTATTTATTCTGTAATCAGGAACATAATTGTCTAAATAATTGTATTTTACATTATTTTTTTCAAAACAATAAATTAGTTCGCTTAATAGTCCAAAATCAAAATTATTGTTTTTATCATAAAATCTGTAAAAGCCATCCCAATATCCTTTTTTATACTTTTCAGAAAAAATGGCGCCATCAATCCAAAATTTTAAAACACTGTCAATTATTCTACTTTCTTTGTCTGTTTGAAAATCAAATTTACATTTGTTTAATTCAAATCGTGTTATTGTCACCATACATAAAAAATTTTTCTATTTCAGAAATTTAGGTCTAAAAATCAAATCCCCCTTACCCCCTTTACTATTGTTAAAGATGATAAGAAGTTTCTGACCTAAAGATGAATTATTTATTTCATCATTTGAGGCACTATAAGCACACAAATCCCCAAAGGTACATTATAGTTTTAACTTACTAATAAAACTTTGATAGTAAAAAATTAGATTTTTAAAATAGGCACTTATAAAATTGAAAAACGATTAAGATATAAAAACCTTAATCGTTAGTTAGATATTAATAAGACAATCACTAAAATACTTTAATCATGATGGAATACCATTTCTAAAGTTTCTATTTTTTCTAAATTAGATAATTTTAAATCTTGACAATCTGAATTCAATAATTTATAGTTATTATTGATTTTTCTTTTAATCCATATTCCAATTGCTTTGTCTGGAAGTAATGAATCGTAAATCAAAGTTCTACCATCTTTACCATTTTGTAGCATAACATCTTCTTCAATTTCAGCATTTCCTGAAGTTAAGAAATTACTATTTTCATTTGTTAAAGTTATTTCTTTACTTCTTATAAAAACATTCATTTCATCTACAATTTCGCAAACTAAATTACTTGACGAATTAATTAAGTCAAATATATCTTTTTGAAGTGATTCAATAGTGTTTCCTGTTAAAGTTCCTACTAATCCAAATAAAGATAAATCATCACCCAATTGACCAGCTGTTTTTAATTTTAAATTACAAAATTCGTATGCCGATTCACAATCAAACCAATTAGCATAAAAAGGTTCTTCAAAAACACTTCCTATAACTTCTATTGAGCCTGATGAAGATACTTCTGATATTGAGAATTCAAAATCGCATAAATTTATTAATTTTCCAAATTTATTTTGATATATAGTTTCTAAAGATATGTTGTTTATCGGAATAGTTGTATCATTAAACATAAAAATTCCAATAGTATTTTGACTTTTATTTTTCAAATCAAAATTAGATAAATCTGAGAATAAAGCATTCAATTTTTTATTTGGAACAGAAGTTGAAGACATAAAACCGCCTAATGACTTATTTATGTCTGGTTGTTCAACTTTATAATTTGTAGCACCTGAGAATAGAAATTTCATAATTATACTATTTTTTCAACGAATAAAAATTTTATAAATTTTGGTCTTAAATCAATTGCTGATGGGGTAGCAGAACCACCTGCTTTAGCTGTTCTATGTATGCTTGGGTATGACGATGCTCCTACAACTCCATATCCAAAATTACCTCCTGTACTATGAGATTGAGCAGCATATGGCCCACCGTTATCATCTCCAGAGAACATAATATGGTCATGTTCAGGTAACATAGATACATCAATAGTTTTACTATTGGAACCACCAGGTGTTCCTATTTGAGTAATGTTATTAGTACCCATTGGAAAAACATCATTCATATCTTCAATTATCTTCCATCCAAAATATCCTGGCAATACACCCTCTTTAGTAGTTGTATTAAAAGCATTTATAGGAACATTTTTTAACATTTTAACGCTACCTTTTACAGTAGTATCTGAATCAAATTGTGCTATCCAATGTCCTAATTCATTAAATGTACAAGTTACTAATAAACCTTTTCTTGTAGATGGATTAGCATCTTTTACATTATTTTTAATATAACAAGCATCGTTATTATCAATTTCAGCAACTAAATTATAATTTGTAGGATTAACATAATTTTCTACAATTCTTATTTTAAAAGTTGCTAAATCTAACCACTGTTCTATATGTAATATAAACGTATTACCCTCACGACAAGGTACTAAACCAGCATTGTCTTTAAAACTTTTTAGGTTTATATAAATATCTGAGTTTAGAGTAAAAAGATTGGCATTACCTTTAAAATGTTGGTATTTTTTGCTTTGCGTAACTTGTAGATGTATTATATGGTCAGCACCTGAAAATTGGGTAGTATTAACTCCAAATAAATCACCTGTATTTAAAAGTTCTTGAAAAGCATCAAAAGAATAACTATTTTCGCAAATATTTATAAATCCCTTTTCAGCATCTCCAACATAAGGACTTCTTTCACGGTCATTTGGATTAACGTTTATGTTACCATAATTATCAAAAGATTTTTCTTTATAAAATCCTACAATATCGTCAGGAAATGTTTGCCAATCAGAATAGTTGTTAAAAATTTTATATCTATAAGTTAAATTGTATTTATAACAACCTTTTTGAGCAGGAATTTGAAAACGTGCTAATGGCGTATTTATAGAAAAATTATGTATTTCTTCAACATTTGGAAATGGAAATGGTTCAGTAGTATTTGAATTACCATTGATATCATTAACATCTAAAATAGCAGCATCTTTTCTTACTCTCACTTCTATTTCTTCATATGATGGACAAGCAAATAGTAAATCACCTCCAATATAATCTTCTGGATTAAGTACATCTAAAGTTATTACAATTTGAGTACCTGTTTTAATTGAGTCGATTATATTTTGATATTTTCCATTTTTAGAATATAATCTCCAACCATTAAAATCTCCATTTTGAAAATATGAAGTATCTTTATAAATACCGCCTTGACCTATCAATATAGAAATTCTTTTTGATGAAGTATCTAAAGTCCAACTTTCAAATCTGAATCCCCAAGTCATCTCTAACCAGTTTTTTGCTCTGGTTGAGGTTTTTATATCCCATTTTGTATTTTCTACTCCAATTAAAGGATTATAAAGATTTCTGTCTAAATTATTCAACTCATTAGCAGCCTCAGTTTGCCACCATTGAACTCTTTTATCTTGTAAAGATAGATTGACTCCATTATTTCTAACACGAGCAATATAAAATTCATAATTTAAAGTATATGGTGGAGGGTTTCCAACATTAGTTTCTTGTACCAAAGAAATTTGTACATTATCATATCTAAAGATATTTTTATCAGAATTATCAACTACAAATCCTGGTGTAAAAGTTCCTACTACAACATATTTTAAATCTACTTCATTTATAAAATCACCTTGAATAATTATATGATTATCATCCAAAACCTTTACAACTTCATATTCATCAGCATTTCCGTTTAAAGAATTTGTGAATTTTATTTTTGATGGAAAGTTCGGTTGACCTCTTAAAATTTTAGTAAATTCAGTTCCAATACCTGTACAGTTTCCTAAAGAGTCAATTGATATAGTTCCTTTTTCTATACTCGTTTGCTCATATTTTATTTTAACCCAATACCATAAAGAATTGTTTGGAACATTTAAATTGAAATTTTCGTAATTTATTATTAAATTACCATCTCCATCTAATGCCAAACCTTTATTAACTATTATTTGGTCAAATGGAGTTCCTGCTTTAGAAACATAGAAGTTATCTTCAACACTTATGTTTCCAATTTCAGGAATGTTCGCTTGTCTTATTAATCCAAAATTATCGGTATTTAAAAGAAAATGTCTTTTAAATCCATCGTTTTCCATAAATCTTTGAAATCTGTTAAACTCGGCAACTTCCAAGAATAAGTTTTCACTAAATTTTATATTTGACATAATTATTATTTTTTATATTAATATCTGTTTATCATCAACATAAGGTGTTAATGGAATACTTATCAGTTTTTGTTGATAAGGTAAAAGATAATTTTGAATAAAATTATCAACTTGATTTTCACTTTTATCTTGATTATTATTTCTTCTCCAATTTAAACAAAAAGTATTAGATTGTAAAAATTGAGGATTTTTTATATAAGGTTCTTGATAAATTTTTTGGTCAAACTCACCTTTACCTAAAAAGGTTTTTAATATGTTTTTACCTCTTACTAATGGACGCATTTTAAAATCATGAATATTGAAATATGATTCAGATTTTTCAAATCCACCTTGTTGAGGAATATCTGAATATAAACAAATCTTCACTTTTTCAACTCTTTGCGAGTTTTTACCGCCAATTTTTAGATGGTTTCCTTTATTCAAATTTGTTCTACTATCAGAAATATTTACGCTATTCTTTGAATATAAAATTGCTCTAAATGAATACCATTCATCTTTCACTTTTGATATACTATACATAGATTGTTTAAAAAATCTATTTGTAGGAATATTATTTTGTATGTTTTGAGTAGCATTTGTTAATAAAACTCCATTTCTATTGTAACATAAAACACCAACGTTTAATTCAGGCATATTATTATAAGCATCAGAAGTTCTTTTGAAATTAAAAGTAATCTCATAATCAATACTTTCATCAATCGTAATCAATTCATTCACATTTAAAGCAGTAGGTGGATTTTGTAAATCATAACCTAAACCAGACATATAATATCCTAAATTCAAACATTTTTTATTATCTAATAAATTTGAATTAACATAACCCATGGTTGTATATTTATTCAAATCTAAAAAATCAGATGTATTTTCTTCAGTCTTATTTAATTGTTTTGAAAAATAAGTTCCGTTATACATTGGTGATGATTTACCTAAACAAAATCCACTTGTTTCTTTGGAAATAATTTCTATTAAAAATTCATCATAATGATTTCTACATATTAATCTTAACCACTCACCATCTATTGGAGTTATTGTTCCGTCAACTAATTCTGTTCCAACTAATTTTAAAGTCATTTGAGTTCCACGCTTTCTTATTTCATCGTAAAAATTTGTAGATATATAAAACAGATGTTGGTAAATGATTTCTTTTTCATCTATTTGAATATTATATTGTTTTATGTATTCAGCAAGATATTCTCTTTTAAAAATTATATTGTCAAAATTATTAGCAAAAGATGAAAAATAAGATAGATATATACAAACGGCACTCCAAAATGAAATAAAATCCGTATTATCTACATTATCACCTCTTTCAATAAATTTAGGTAAAATACCATGATGAAATATTTTTCTCAAAATATTATTACGAACAGTCATAGTATAAAAATCATTTTGAGATAAATCTGAAAATATACTTTCTAAAGTTGAAGTATTTTCACATATTTGAATTTGAATATCCCCAATCAATTCTATACCATTAAATTCAAGTATTCCAGTATTATCTGTTCCAACTCTCTCATATCTAAATTCAAAAAATAATAAACCATTAACAATGCCGTTTATTTGTTGAAGATTAATATTATTCAAATCCTGCCAATCGGAATAGTTCAAACCATCCATTGAATACTTAAATTGTTTATAAAAGTATTTAGTTGGAGTGACTCCGAATAAGTTATCATTATATGAAGATATTGATATTAATGCATTAACTATTACTTGAGAGTAAATAATTAAAACATCTCCTATTTCTGATAATGTATTGTTTGTAATCATAATTGTAAAATTAATTCACCCATTTCATTTATAGAATATTTTTCAGGATTAAAATCAGAAATATGTAAACTACCATCTATATCTAATTCAAAATTTACATCTTTTGAATGATTTACTAATAATTCACATTCTATTCCATCAACTCCATTTTTTCTTTTTTTAGTATTCAATAACTCAACTTCATCAACAGATACATTATTTAGTTTTAAAAAATTTTCTTCAATTTGTTCACTATCTTTTTCAAAATTAACATTAAGTGTAAAGTTAGCATTATTCTGATTGAAATTTTCTGCTTTTGATTTTGATATTGTATTTAAAACTTTTTCCATTTTTTATAAAGATTTTAGTATTGTCGCTTGATATGCAAAATCGTTTATATTAGGATAAAAAATTGGATTCAAATTACCTTGTAAATCTACTAAAATTTGACCCTTTAAATCCATCATTTGAAAACCTCTTATTCTTGGAAGTTTGCCTCTCGGTATTTCAATTTGAGTATTTGGAAAGAAAAAATTATCCAAAACTCTTTTTACTCCATTAGTTGATTTAACGCAATTTATTAAATCTATCCAATCTATCCAATCTCCATCTTGCCAATACCTAAAATCAGCAACTTTATTTAATGATACTTGTATTTCTTTTCTAACTAAATCATAATTATAAGAATTATCAATATCAACTCTGAAACTAATGTCAATCGGAAAATATGTTACATTTTTTAATTTAATTCCATAATTATTTAATCCATTGGGTTTAAATTCATTCATAGATAAATATTGCTCACCTTTCATTAACATATTAGATAATTGAGAAGTTGTGAAATCTACACCATTAACAGATGCTATGGCTAAATTCAAATCACCCTCATTATCTAAACCTAAATTAAAAATTCTTAAAACATTTGGTTCATATTTTCTAAAAACTTGTTCAAGATATGATAAAGTTCCTCTTGCGATAACATTCACTTCATCTTTTATTCTTTTACGAAAATCGTCATCATCTTCTATATTTCTACCGCCTGTTGCTGAAAATTCATTTATTACATATTGATGACCAACTGGCTTCGGATTAACTTTTGTTATTGTTAAAGCAGCTACATTAGAAACTAATCCAACTTGTTGACTTATCAAATTTATATAGGTATAACCACAATCAGGAATTGTAACAGGTTCAAGTAAATCAAAATTTACGCCTGAGCCTGAAAAAACTTGCGTGCCTGGAGTATAGACTGTTCCAGCATCTCCTACAACTCTAACGAAAACAGTTGATTTAGTTTGACCTAATCTTGGAGCAATTCCTCTTAATTTTGCAATATCATCAAGACAAATTCCTACAGCAGTATCTGGAAAAAGGTGTGCTTCTATTACGGCAACATCCTTTAAAACTTTTTGGCTCAATTTAGAAATTCCATAGGCAATTCCATTAAGTACTGAACCATCTGAAACTTTAGTTACCTTATCAGTATGATTTAACAGACTTTCTGTAAAAATCTGTTTTAGTTCTTCAATTGGAGTTATTTTAGTTATCATATCGTTACATTTTTTATTATCACTAAATCATATTTTGTATCTACTTTATATTCAATATGTATATCACCATCTTGAATTTTAAAGTTTTTTATTTCAAAATTTTCAAATAAATCATCGGTTTTGAAATTTCTTTTTAATTCTCTTACTATTGATGGAAAATTCAATTGAGACATATTAACTCCTTTATAAAATGATGAGTTAATTCCCAATTCTGGAAATTCTGGAATATCACCTTTTTCAATTTGAGATAGTATTTCAGCTGTTTGATATACAGTTTCTTTATATCCTAATGTTTCAAGGTCATTATCTTTATATGTAAATATTTTTTTTATATCTTTTCCATATATTTTTTCTCCAATAGTGTTATCAATCATAGATGTTACTAAAGTAGATTGAAAAAGATTTTTTCTCAATTTTAATTTATTACCACCTTTGATATCATAATCAATTTCTTTCAAGTCATTCTCTACAGCAATATTTACCCAAGTATCTTCATAAGAATTTTCATTGAGCATATTTCTGGATATGTCCTCTAAAGTTTGTTCATTAGTCAAATTATGCTCGAAAACAAAACCAGCCTTATTTTTATTGGCAATTATAGATGACCTTAAATATTTTGATAAATTTAAAGTCGTTTCTAATTTAGTTTTTATATCTTCAAAACTGTCTAATAATTCCCAATAATCAACTGTTTTCATTTGATTTTTCTTATAATGAAAAACATGTGATATTATAAGACTTTGTTCAGAAAGTCTATTCAAATTTTTTATAGATTTCTTATCTATAAAACTACTTTTACCACTAAAAAATGATACAAGTTGAACATAGTCTTTTGAAAAAAAGTTTCTTGATTCAACTAAAAATTCATCAATAGGATAATTAGTTATTTTTTTGAATTTATCTATTACTATTTTATCAACCATTACATTAATGCTTTTACAGTATCTTGAACACCTACTAAAGATATATTATCAAATACTTTATTAATAACTTTATTCAAAGTGGAAACGGCTAAAAGCTCAATCAAATGTTTTTTAGAATTACCATTAAAAAGTAAATCGTCAACATTAGCAACTGATTTTATTTCTATACTCCAATTCCACATCATATTATTTTCAAGACTTTGTTGAAGTTGAAAATTTAAAACTTCTATAACATGGTTATGATTTATAGTAGAATTATAAAAAACTAATAATTTAGGATTACCATAATCATCTAATTTTTGACTTGATTCAATTATTCTCTCCAACAACTTTACAGCCCCATATCCTGTTTTAACATTTAAATCAAAATTATTGAAAAGTTTACCTGTTCCACCCTTTTCATGAATATTAGCACCCTCACCTTTTGAAATCATTAATCTGAATTTTTTTCCAAAAGTTCCACTCAAATTAACATTTCTACCTACAAAAGAATCATTGAATTGACTCATATAAGCAGTACCACTTTTCTTTATATTAACTAAAGATTGTCTTCCAACAGAAATTCCTGAGGGCATAACTGGAAAATGGAAAATATCTTCAATTACTCCTTGTGAGTCAATCAGTTCAAAAGTACACGCATAAAGTTCAAAATCATCTGGAGCAATAGCATGTAATGCTCCTCTACCAATTTCAAATATGGTATCTTGAGCCTTTCTTCTAACAAATTCTACAGACATATTAATTCCAATTTATAGTTAAACCATTATTTATATTTATAGCTGTTCCTGTTTTAAACCAATTATGAATTTCAGTACTTAACTCTACAGCAAAATCATAAGCACTACCTCCATTCATTGCTTTTATGAATATTGGAAATAAATTTAAAGGATAAATCGGCATCACTCCACTAAATTGAGATACTATAAATCCAGGCATTATTTGTTGAGCAAATTCAATAATTGCATTAGTAAAAATAGTTACACTTTGACTGAAACTACTCGCTGAACATATTCCCATCAATATTTGTTCAGCATTAGATTTTGCTAAAATAACTGTATTACTGAATGGTACGATTTCTTCAGCATATATAAAAAAAGTTTCAGCCCATTTATTTACCGCTAAAGGGCATGAATTTGGAAAACCTTTAAAATCTTCAAAAGATGAATCATTTAGTTTTCTAATCTCTTGCTCAAATTTTTCTCTATTTAACATTAATCTGAATTTGTTAGTTTACTAAAAAATTGTTCAAACTTTGCTCTTACTGCTTTAAATTCTGAATCATTTATTCTTGTTCCACTTGGTCCAAAAGCCGTTGGTACAGTCATTTTAGATAAAGCATCATCATATTCATCTAAAATACTCTTTAAAGTTTTTGCTAAAACTAAAGGTTCAGCACCATCTCCAAAATCAATCTTTTTTGAAGTATCTGACCTAAAATTAAATTTTTCTTTGGAAGCAGTCATTTTATTTCCAAATTCATCTTCATAATAAAGTCTTTCAGGATTTTCTGAATGTAGTTCTAATTTTGCTAAAGTAATTCCTTTTTTATTAGTAACCGCACTTATCATTTCTTTTTCAGAAATTCTAATGACTGAATCAGATGATTTTTCTAATATCTTTCCATTAACTATTAATTTTAAAAGTCCTTTACCTTTAATTGAATTAATTGTTATTTCTAATTCACCATTAGAATTAGCATTTCCAACAATATTTAATGTCGCCTTACCCTTTTTACCATCTAAATCAAAATCGACTAAATTACCATCATTTCCACGTGTAGTTCTACTTCTAAATTCAGATACTGAATGAAAATCTTCATCGTATTTTAAGCACGATATTACAATTGGTTCATTATGTTTAGGAATATTTATCCAAACTACAGGACTTCCAAATTCACCTACTTTTGATGGAAATTTTATTCTTTGTAAAACTTCTCTATCAATAAGTACGTTATAAAAATTTGAATGTCCATAACCTCCATATATAGAAATTCTACCAGACCTGTAAACATCTTCTTTATAAGTTCTAATATCTACATTATTTGGAATTATGACATACCCAACACCAGCTGGTAAATTTCCAGATGGTATTCCTTTTATTCCTAAAGTTTCTTCATCATCATTTTCGTACATCACTTATAAATTGTTTACGGTTAAAAAAATAATAAAAGTTTGGTCTATTTACTGACCAAGCAACTCCCTTTTGAGGTATTTCTCTTGTCTTTTTTACTTTATATGGCTTAACATAAAATACAGCATTTCTTTTGTATGCTTTTTCTCTTAAATCTGATTGACCATTATTATCATCATATCTTTCATAACTTGTAGCGTCATCCGATACATATGGCGTTGTAGAATTTATATCTGCTACTATCTCTATTTTTGAATTTAATTGACTAAAAGTTAGGTCTTGGTATTTTTTTAAATATTCCGTTATAACAAGATTTTTAACAGTTTCAGCTCTTTTTCTTGATAATTTAGAGAATTTTATTTTAGCATCTTCATCCATATTACCATTACAAACAAAAGTAGCATCTTTATGTTTATTAATTAAATCAGCAATTTGACTTATGTATTTTTGATTTATTTCAAATAATTCATTTCTTAAATTAGGAAACTCATTAATTTGATTTACCATTTTAATATCAGTACCACTTGTTGAAGTTGAAAAATTTTCTTCTAAATCAATTAAATAACTTCTACCATTATCGAAATAAAATAACAAACCTCTATCATAAACCTCTTCTTCATAATCTTGAATTAATGGAGGTGGATTATCAAAATTAATTAAACTAAAATATCTTACAAATTCATTTTTTACAACTCCTTTAGAAACTCTCAAAGTTGTAGTGTAAGTTGGTCCAGAGTCATCAGTTGAATAATTATGAGTAACTGAATCAATATAGAAATATTCACCCGTTGGAGCATAATAAATTTTATAACCTCTTCTGATTGTATTATCTCCATTTATTACAATAGTTCCTTGTCTGGTGAATGGTAGGAACGCATTGCTTTCAACCATATATCTTAAATCTTCAATTGCTTTATTGAACATTTTATTATCTTCATCTATCTTATTAAAATTTAGATAATTACTAACTTGTATATTAGGTTTACTTCCCCAAATTTCAGCATACTCTTCAAAAAATACTGCCTTAACGTAAGCAAATATAAGATTTTGTTCACCTAAAAATGAACCTTTAGGAATTATTTGATACCAAGAATATATCTCACCCTCATACCAACTCAATTCATCAGATAAAACTTCATTTTCTTGTATTATTTTTATTAATGGTAGTTTAGAATACCCATCAAAATCAAAAGGTTCTTTTCTACATTGAAAATAATATTGGTCACCTACAGTATCTCCAAAAAATTGTAACCACGGTTTTTGAACAACTTTCTCTATATAGTTTAAAAGACTTCCTTGACTAAATGCTATTGTGGCATCATTTATATTTTGACTTAACGAATATTGGTCAGCAACTAATTTAATTATTTGCCATATTCCAACGGCATCTTTAGTTTCAACATCCGCTATTTTAGTAATATATTCTTCAATGACTTCTTGTTCATCTTCAGTAGATTCATCAGTTATAGACGGTTCACCAACTTTTATATTCCAAACATCTTTATTTTTAAATTTAGTGTATTTTTTATCACTCGCTAAATTTTTAAACTCCTCTTCAATTCCTGAAGATAAAACCCATACATTTTTTACATTTTTTACTTTATGCTTATATTCAATTTTTCTATAAACATTTCGACTATTCCACCTTGCCCAATCACCTCCATTTCTATCAATATAGTTAGACAAATATATGCAAAAATCATATACATCTCCCCATATAATAAAATCAACCATTCTACCATCATGATTATCTTTAGCCTTATAATAAGAAACATTGCTTGATATGCCTGGCCATTTTCCTTTCTCCATACCAGCTGAACCTGTTCTGATATATTGACCTGAAGTGAAGTGACCAGTTTCTAATCGGAACATTCTTTCAATCAAAGCTGCTCTATAATTACCTTTTACTTGAGCTAATTTTAAAATAGCATCTTTAGCATTTTTTACAGTAAACATAATCCTATTTTTTTATCGTTTCAAATTTAGGTATCTGAAATTTAGTTTTGTTTTGTTGGTATTCAAAAAGTCTTGACGGACATATTTCTATGTTAGATAATGTACTCATTAATAAATTCATAACAAAATGAACATTTCTTGCTTCTGCTGTAAATAACATATCTATCATTCCAGACATAACTAATCTATTAGCACCTTTAGCACCCTTTTCAATTACTTTATTACTTGAATTAACTCCATCACCTCTATTTGGCAAATCTATATTTTGAAAAATACTTTTTGTATCATCATCTGAAAATGAATTAGCAAAAAAGTAACTTCCATCTTCAATAAGTAGTTTCATCATATCTCTGCCTGATACAGTGACGTTATGTTCAGTACCCTCATAAGTTATACCTACACTATTTCTATCTACTAAACCAATCATTTCCCAGCTCATGCCAGGCAATTTATCGTTACTTATAAAGAAATCATCTACAGTTTCTATATTATTATCTTCATCATCTCTAAAAGTTATAAAAACTACATCGTTTTCAGAAATTAGATTTTTGAAAAATAAATCGCTACTTATTGATTTATTATCTTTATTTAAAGTTTTAATTACATTCACAGTTGAATCTTCAATATATTGATTAGATTCAGACATCTTCTGTTTTATTTTTCTTTCTTCAATATCACTAAATGAATTTTGATTCTGAAGATAGTTGTTAGTGAATAGATTATCAGTATTAGCATTATAACGAGCATTCAATATATTTTTAAAAAGATAATTTATTTTATTATCTTGATTGAATTTTACATACCTATCTTTTCTTGGGTTCCAAATCCCATCAGCTACAATATTATCTATAACATTTATGAAACCCTCTATATTCAAAAGTCCTAAAGAAAATTGACCACCTGTTTCGCTATTAGAAAATTCAACATTCTTTAAAAATGGAGTTAAATCAAATATTGAATTATTATTAAATTCTCCATTCTCATTTAAACTCTTACACCAAATCCAAACTCTTGGATTAAGATATTGCTTTCTTGTAGTTTTCTTATCATCAGAATTTATTGAATCTAAAGGATTATTTTTAGTTATTTTTGGAATTATTTTTATTTGTTCAAAAAAGAATTTATTAGTCATGAATTTAGTTCCATCTTGACTTTCTCCATTTTTAGTTGCTTCTTCATCAAATTCTTGAGCAGCAAAATCGTCAACCAATAAACTACTATTATTCAATATTACATCTTTAGTGACGTATTTTGAATCAATAAATAGAGTTATGTAAGGACATCTCATTTGAGCAGTTACATCAGCAAATGTTTTTGTAACGTTTCCTTTATCGTCAGCAAGATTATATTTAATTTTTTCTCCAATTTGATAATGTAAAAAAATTAATTCTCTGTTTGATAAATCGCCATTCTTGAAATCTAAAAATTGTTCTGGACTTATTTCAAAAATTTTAAAAACGAATAAAACGACATCTTCAATAGTTGCCGCATATCCTAACTCTCCATTATATTCTAAAGAAATTATCTTTGCCATTATTTACCTGATTTTGTTTTATTTCCAGAAAACCAACTTGGCCAATTCAATATTTTAAATCCTTTATCAAATTTTTCACCCATTGATTTAAACTCAACTAATAATTCTTGCATAGTATTACTAAAATCTTTCGTCATCGTACTAATAGCACCTACTGAAGATTGAGCATCTTTATACATAGTATCTGAATTCAAAGTGCCTTTTCTTGTTTTATCAATACCTACTTTACCACTTAAAGTGTCAAGTGAACCATCTTTATTATTCATCAAATCTCCATAAATATCCATATCCTTTTCACTTTGAGGATTGAACATACTATAAAGAATATCATCTTCAGCCATTTTACTTCCACCTGAAACTTTTTTAGCAAATTTGAAGAATTCAGCTTGATATTTAGGGTCATCTGAATTGAATTTTACAAATCTTCTTAAAGCAGCTGGGTCTCCAGCTAAATCAGGTCTTGCTCTTTTTGCGGCTTCATATTTGAATAACATTTCATTATCACCTCCACCCTCTCCAAGTCCTTGAATAGTTTGATTAAGAAAATCTCCACCTTTATCACCTTTGCCTGATAAACCAGCTTTTTCAAATGATGCTAAAATTCTCAAAGCTGAATCATTATCAACTATATCTCTTTTACTTCTTTGTAAAGTTAATATAGAATTTTGAGAATTTAATTTTTCAGACAATGTAGATAAATCACCCTCTTTTAAACTACTCTTATCAATTGAAGTCAATACATTTAAAACATCTAATCCAATAGTTGTAGCAGTTTCTTGATTTTTACTAAATCTTTCAAACTGAGAAAACATACCTACATCTGCTCCAAAACCTTTTTGGAAAGCAAAATCATCTAAAGTTCTACCGACTACATTATTTCCTGCTCTTCCTGTAGCCATTGCCTTTTGATTTACCATTCCAGCAAATTCATCTCCAGAAAGTCCTAAATTACCTAAAATATCAGTGCTTGCTATTTGTAATTGTAACGCTTGATTAGTTACTCCAGCAGTATATCCACTTCCAGCTCTCATTGCTGCCGTTTGACCTATTGCTTCTTGTATTTTTTCACCATGTCCAAAAAACTCTTTAACAATCATTGCTACGATACCAGCTATGGTTAAACCAGCTGCTACCTTACCAACTCCACCTGCCATTTGTAAACCTCCCATTAGAGTTCCTGATAAATCACCTCTGGCTGCCGCACCAGCACCTGATTGAAGTCCTGAAGTAAATCTATTATAATTACCTCCAAATCCACCGCCATCACCATCTACTTCTCTGCCGTTGTTTCTCATTCCTCTAATAACATCGTTATTAGCATCTATTTGAGATTGTAATTCATCTATCTCAGCTTGGTCTGTAGTTCCGTTTTGTCTGCCTCTTAAATCTCTATTTTGATTTAATAAACTTCCAATACTACCATCTGAGAATTCAGAGCCATCACGTTGACGTCTTTCTCGGTCTAATCTTTCTTGGAGTTGTAATTGTCTTAAAATTTGCTTTAAGTAATTACTACTTTCTTTTTCAATAGCATTTAATTCATTCTGCTCATCTAAATTTAATTCATTTGACGATTGTTCAAATCTTTCAGAATGTTGATTATACTCTCTGTCAGAAATTCTACCATTTATATGGTCTTGAGTTACTTGACTAAATTCACGTAAATTAGATTCACGTAATTGACTAAACTCATCTTGAACAGATTGTCTTCTACTCTGGGTAACATTAGAATTTACATTCTCAATTTCAATTCTTTTTTCGGTTTTAGTAAGGCTATCAAAATTATCTAAATTTCCAACATCTTTACCTAACTGATTTGCTTTGTCTCTCAAGCTGTCAAGCATTGAACCAAATCCGTCATCTCTACCACGTATATTTACACTAACTTCAGCCATTATCAGTATCTTTTATTTTATTGAATTGTTCAACATCTAAATTATCGAAATCATAATCACTTATAGAATTTTCAGCATCTTTAACTTTTTGATTTTGTTGTTCATTTTGCTCTCTTTTGCGATATAAATTATTCATCATAATTTCTTCCTCTAAATCAAACATCATGTCTAAAAAAGACATTTGGCGGTGCTCTTGACTACCAAAAGCAACGCCATATTTCTTTCTCCATAAAAAATCAATTGGATAATTATTATTCCACTGTATTATGAATTTTCTTAATTCTATTCTATTCTGACTCGGTTGTTGTTTCTGGCGCTGAATCATCTTCTTCAATTTTTAACAAGTCATCTAAAATAGGTTTAAACCATGGTATGAATTGTTTTTTATAAACTGATGTTATCTCTTTTGCTAATGAGGCATCTAAATCTCTCCAATTTTTTATTCCTAAATTAGTTTTCATTTCAGGACATAAAATTGAGAAATAAGATATAGCATCTATCATATCTAATTGAAAGATATGAATTTTGAGAACAGATATAGCCATTTCAACATACTTACCATTTGTTAATGACATCTTGATATTTTCAATATCCATTAACTGACCTACATTTGGAAATTTTACTATGTAATCATTTCCTTTAAAATTAATCAACTTTTGATTACTTACCATAACGAATAAATTTTAAAATTAAACTGGGAATAAAATTGGAGTCATATACTCAAAATCAACATCTCTACCAGAAATTTGACCCTCAGATATATCGAAACTCTCTTTAGTAGCAAAGCAGCTTCTAATGCTTGCGAATAACTCAAATTGTGGATATATAATTCCTGTATTTGGGTCTTGATAATCTTTTACTTTTTTCATGATATCAATTTGAATACCATTTTCTTGTAAAAGAACAGTATCAACAAACTCTTGTAAGTTGTTCACATTTCTTAACAATGCATTTTTAATCAAATTATCTTGATTATTAAATGTTATTGAATAAAATCCCGCACTCAGAGTTCCACTCCATTTAAGTGCTGGAAGTTCTTGTGGAGTTAATTCACCAATACCTTGAACGTTACCTCTTTGTATTTGTTCATTAACTCTAATGTTTTTCATTTTACCGATTGCTACTCCATTAACCTTTACAATTGCTAATGGAGCGGTCATTACTTTTACAGCCATTTTCTTTTATTTTTAAAAATTAAGCACTTAAATTTGCATCTAACATAAATCCTGTTACGAATAACTTATTGATTGGGCCATTAGGAACAAAACCATATTTAATATCATAATAGTCATCAATCAATCTAACAGTTACGTTTTTGAAACTTAAAATTAAATTATCTTGATTACTCGTTACAGTCTTACCAAGCAAGTAACCCTCTATGTACGTTTTAACGTCAGCTGGACTTGCTTTGCCCCAATTATTACCTACGAATAATGGACGCATATTCAAAATCAATTCTTTATTCAATTGACCTCCAATTCTCATTATAGAAATTTCTGGTGATGTACCATCTTGATTTATTAATTGAGAATTATTTTGTAAAGTATTAACCGCTTGATTAACTACATTACCTATGCCTGGAACTGTTCTGTTATGAATTACTCCGTATTTTAATGCTTTTTCTCTTTGTTTTAATCCTAAAGGGTGATTGAATTCAGCAATTTTCAACGCTTTAAAAGTCGCTGGAACTTGAGGTTCTAATCCACCTAATCTACCAACGAAATTAGCTGCGTGATATATAGATGGTAATTTCTCTTTTTGACCTGTATATTGATTGTATCGTGTTTCTCCACTATGTACTACAATTACTGAAGTAGTATCGAAAAATTTAGCAATCTCGATACTTGAGTTTATTCCTGTATCAAATTTAGTTTCATCAGTACCTCCACCGATTATTAAGAATTTATCAAATTCAGCATCGTTTTTAATATGATTTAAAATTTTTAAGTTTACAACGCCTCTCGCATCATCACCAAATCTATCTGATAAAAAGAAAGTATTTTGTAACTCTCTAATATCTTCAAGAAGTCTATCTAAATCAGCAGCATTATAAACACTTGTTCCATTTTTCGCTAAATTCAAATTTGCATTCAAATCTCCAACTACAACTGTTCCATCTCCTGTTTGTAAATAGTCGTCATCAAGTTTAAAGATTTTATTGAATATGAAATCATTTTTAGCCCATTGAATTAAAGTATCTATATTATTGAAATCTTCAGAAACTGTTATTAAGACAGGTAATGATTGAGATTCAGTCAAACCATTAATAGAATTTCCACCGTCAGTATATCCAGCAAAAGTACCCTCATAAAATGATATATTGAATTTTGTAGCATCTAAATCAGAAACTTTCATAATGGCGCCATAACCTCTTGTTAGCATAGTACCAGCTAAATATCCTGTAAATAAGCCATTATATGTAACAGTTCCATTAGTTTCTAATGTTACTAAAGTATTTGCTACAACTACAGTATTAGGTTTTGAATAAACTACTAAAGAAGTTCCTTGTATTTTTGAAGTATATCCAGATGTTCCGTTATTAACAGAATTATTTAAACCTGATAACGCTTCAGACATTGAATTTGAAGTAGTAGTGAAATTGCCAATAGTCAAAGCACCTACTTTTAAAACAAGAACATCTCCAGCCGTTAATGGGTCTGATACAGTAGTTCCTATTCTTATTGTAGCAGTTGCTAATGTCTCATCTGTAAAACCATTTCCTACTTCACCCTCATTTTTACATAAGAAAGTAACTTTACCACCATTAGCAGTAGAATTAAATTCATAACTAATTTTAGCTGGGGTTGTAGTACATGCTCTCAAAAATTGAACATTTTCTGGTCCATTGCTACCATTTAAAGGATTAAAGATATAATCAGCTAAATCGTGAAACAAACCTCCTTTAACGAATGATTTAAAATCATCTACATCGTCAAATGAATAAATAGAATTTACTCCATTATCAAATGTACCATTAATTCCACTTCCACCACCCCATTGTTTACCTTTACCTGTATCAATGATGGCTAAATTACCAAAGCTGAAGTTATTAGGCTTTGCTGGAATACCACTTTTAATTTGAGCATAAACACCTGGTTCAACTACTCTTTTACCTTTAAAATTTACTATTGTTGGCATAATTATTATTTTTTAGATTCAGATTGTTTTTCTGTTTTAATTTTTTCAATTTTTTCCTTTTTCTTCATCTCAGTAATATAAGATGTAGAATCAAAATTAATATGTCCATCAAACAAATTGAACCATTCATGTTCAGTTTTTTCTTCATTCCCATGAAGTTTTTCAACAATACCTTTATCAACATTGCTGAAATTATTTTTTAAAGCAAATTCAGAAACTTTCATAATTAATCCTTTATTTTCAATAATACCTGTTATTTTAAACTTTTTTATTCATTTTCTGCTATTCCTGTAATCTTAAAATTTTTGACTAATTTTTTATAGAAAAAATCAGATACATTCAATTCATAAAAAAAGTTTAACATTAGACTTCTATGAAATATATGAGTAGGTACTAAATCAGATTGAACATTTAGGTCTTGACCGCTTGTTTTAG